AATGCTCTTTGACCCTGCCGAACGTCGCTGTTTTGTCTGTGACAAGCTCTTGCCCTTTAACGGGATGGACTGCCCCGAGTGTGCAGAAGACAATGCCATTGCACACATCCTCGAAGCCGAAGATGAAACCCCCACCTTCACCCCCACCATGGAACAAGCTGCTGCGGTCGCCTCCATCATAGATTGGTTCCAGTCCGGCCCCGTCTTCTACACCCTCATGGGCTATGCGGGCACTGGCAAAACCTACCTCATGGCTTATCTTGCCAGAACCGGCCTCTACCCCCTCGACCAAGACACTCCACCCGAAGCAGCTCGTAACATCAAACCCTCCCAGATCTGCTTCACTGCTCCGACCAACAAAGCAGTCAAAGTCCTCCGAGGCTATCTCGACACCGCCGGTCTAACCGAGTGCAAAACCGCAACGATCTACTCCCTTCTCGGTCTCTCCCTCCAGCCCAATGGCGAAGTCAAGGAACTAACTGTCCCCGAGGAACCAGTCGATTTCTCCCACTTTAAACTCATCGTCGTTGACGAAGCCTCGATGATCAACCGCTTCCTCTTCGAAGCTATCCGGCAAGCATTCGCCAACTGGGGTGTTCCATTCCTCTTCACGGGCGATCCTGCCCAGCTTCCCCCCATTGGGGAAACCTCAACCCCCGTTTGGAAGCTTCCAAACCAGTCCCTTCTCACCGAGGTCAAGCGCTACGGTTCTTCAATGCTCGAACTCGCGACCAAGATTCGCAACGTGGTCGATAACCCCTTCCCTTCGATCAAGATCGAAACCAATGCTCCTGTCTACCGCGTCAGCAAGCCCGAATGGCTCGACAAGATCGTCGAGAACCTCGAACTCTTCAAAACTGGAGACGCCAAGGTGATCGCATGGCGAAACGTCACTGTTGACAAGTACAACGCCTTCATCCGTGGGCACATCTTTGGCCTCGTCGAAGCCCGCCAAAACCAGTGGCTACCCGAGGACAAGATCGTTGCCACTACCCACCTCAAAGACCTCGAGGATGTGACCTTCATGCGAACGGACGAAGAAGCCCAAATCCTCAAAGTCCAACTCGGTCAGCATCCGTCCTATCGAGAGTATGAAGTTTGGAACCTCCTCGTCGAACTCGAAACTGGAATGAAGAAGACTATCCGAACGCTGACCCCAGCTGGAGCCTTTGCCCTCAACAACAAACTCACCGAACTCTCTGCTGAAGCCCGAGGAGGCAAGCGGTATAAATGGAAGGAATTCTGGTCCCTCAAGGAAGCCTTCCATGAAGTCCGGCATTCCTATGCTATCACTTCCCACCGGAGCCAAGGGTCAAGTTATCTCAAAACATTCGTTGATTTAGAAGACCTGATGCTGAATAGGAACCGATCGGAGGCTTTCCGCGCTCTCTATGTCGCCTGCACCCGCCAGCGGGAGGAACTCTATGTTGGGTGAAGACCTCTCTCGAACCGTTGCTGGGAAGAACACCTTCCGACCGAGGATTGTGAATATGACGCTTGGGGATGATCGGCCCATTACTATCAGAGCAGATCGGATAGTTGTCCTATGCCCTGATAAGGAAGAAGGTTACACCAACCTTTGGCTGGAGGGTGGTGAAAACCCCTATCGCCTCAAGGGACTCTACTCAACCTACCTTCGGCAATGGGCGTTAGCTCTCAGCTAAATATTCCATTTGACCCATCCCAACACTACGGGCATTCTAACTCTCAAATCCCCGTAGTTTTCGACATAGGAGCCAAGCCAATGCCTACCGCAAAAGTAACTTTCCAAGGGTCTTCCAAGCGCTATTCCTACACCATTCCCGAGGGGGATTGGCAGACTGGTGATCTTATCATCGTGGATGCTCCATCCACTGGTTATACTCTTACCAGCCTTGTCGAGGTTGAAGCTGCCGAATATCCCGGCAACAAGATAGCCGTTGGGGCAGTCAGCTTACAAGGCTATCGGGACCATCTTACCAAGCTTGCTCGTAAAGCCGAAATTGTTGCTCAGCTCGATCGGGCGGCAGCAGCCCAGGCTTCACTTTCCAAGTATGCTCACCTTCGAAATGATCCTGCCCTTGCGGCGTTGGTTGTGGAACTGGAGCAGCTCTGATGACCGTCTCCCTCCCTACCCAGCAACGTATCGCAGAACTCCGACAAAAGGCCCGCGAGGGAACCATGACCCTTGACGATGTGAAAGAAGGTATCGCCTTCCTCCGGCAAGAACGTCTCAACATGGCACCTGCCAAAGCTGCCCCAAAGGCGAAAGCAGCAGCACCTTCCGGGGATGATCTTCTCAAAGAACTCGGTCTTGACCTCTAACCACAAGGAAACCCCTGCCATGTATATCTCCACCGTCTTCCTCGACACCTATATGCAAAGCCACCCTATCTCTGGTCATTTCGCCCTCCAAGATGAAAATTTCCGCCAGCAGATTAATTTCACCGCTGAAGAAGCTGCGGCTATTCAAGAAATCTGTGCCCTGGCCCTTGATCGTTTCAGAGCAGAAGCAGCTTCGAAAATCCTTGCCGCTGATATTCGAGTCCCAGCTCTCGAAGCTCCTAAGTCTGACCCCCAGGTTGAGGATGCCGAATTTGACAAGGTGCCCTACTGATGCCGAACTCCATCCGCTTCCCCGTCGCCATCGACTCCACCACCCTTGGGACTTTCCGCTCATGCCCCCAGAAAGCTTTCCGAACCTATCTCCAGCATTGGAAACCCGCCAGCGAGTCCGTCCACCTTATCGCAGGTGGTGCTTTTGCATCAGGAGTGGAAGCGGCTCGTGTGGCATTCTACGAAGAAGGGCAGGCCGCTCCCGATGCCGTTGCAGCAGGCCTGGCTTCGCTTATCACTCACTACGGAGACTTTGAGTGTCCACCCGACAGTGCCAAATCACTTGAACGCACTGCGGGCGCTCTCGAATTTTACTTCAACGCTTACCCGCTGGGAGCAGATGGAGCAACACCAGTTAAGTTCTCCCATGGAAAGTCAGGAATTGAGTTCTCTTTTGCCTGCCCTCTGCCAATCAATCACCCAGTCACTGGCGACCCTATCCTCTACACGGGCCGGAGTGACATGATCGCGGAAGCCTACGGCGGGGTCTACATCTACGATGAAAAGACCACAACCTCCCTTGGGGCTTCATGGGCTAAGCAGTGGGAAATGCGCAGTCAATTCACCGGCTACTGCTGGGCCGCACAGCAATATGGCCTCAACCCAGCCGGTGTCTGCATCCGAGGAGTTTCCATCCTTAAGACAAAGTATGACACTCAGCAAGTCCTCACCTACCGCAGCCCTTATGAAGTCAACCGCTGGCTTGATCAAACCTGCCGCGATATTGAGCGCATGATCCAGTGCTGGAAAGACGGCTGGTGGGACTACAACCTCGACCACGCTTGCGCTGAATACGGCGGCTGCGCCCTCACCTCTGTTTGCAAGTCCTCCGACCCCGAAGCATGGCTCTCGACCTACCACGTTCAAAGAGTCTGGAACCCTCTCGCCCGCCAGGAACAGTCCATGGAAGACTACAACGCCTATCTCGAAAGCTTCCATGCGTAGGCGAGAGTGGTTATTCTCTGGAGGGGTTGTGGACTACCCACAACTTCCCCATGGAGCCTGGTCGATCAAGTGGCTATGTGGAACTTGCGGAGAAGCCTATGCCCATATGAGAGCTTACGAAGGGGAGAGCCTCCGACCTTATAAATTCAGGATCGGTTGCTGTCGAGCCTGCCCTCCTACGCCTTATGCTATCCAGGGTTCTGTTGAAGCTTTGGAACTTGTGGGCTGGCCAGTTCCTCTCCCCATTGCCCTCTACCAGCTAAATTCAGAGCTTGACTACCTCGCCCACCCTAGCCATCCTCACAACCTCGACTAAAGGAACTGCCCAAATGTCCGTCGATTTGAAACCTCCCTTCACCCTGCCAGGTTTGAATGTGCTGCTCATGGGACCTTCCGGCACAGGCAAAACGCACAGCATCGGCACACTGGTCGACACCGGCGTAGAAGTCTTCTACCTCGCTCTCGAAGCCGGCATGGAATCTCTCCTCGGCTATTGGAAGGATGCTGGGAAGGAAATTCCTTCCAACCTCCACTGGCATAAGGTTCAAGCCCCTGTGGCCTCGTTCACAGAGATGATGCAGAATGCGAAGAACATCAACACCTTGAACCTTGATTCCCTCGCCAAAATGTCCGACCCGAACAAGTCCAAGCACAATCAATTCATCTCGCTTCTCGAAGCCCTCAATAACTTCCCCGACGATCGAACCGGAGAGAAGTTTGGCGCGGTGAACACTTGGGATCAAACCCGAGTCTTGGTCGTCGATGGAGCCACCGGCATTGCCCAGTGCGCTATGTCCCTCGTAGTCGGTGGGAAGGCAGTTAAAAACCAATCTGACTGGGGCATTGCCCAGGATCAAGTCATCAAACTCGTTCAGATGCTTTGTGATCATTGTGCCTGCCACTTCGTTCTCCTTGCTCACGTCGAGCGGGAAGTCGACGCAGTCCTCGGCGGGGTGAAGCTGATGGTTTCAACGCTTGGTAAGGCCATCGCTCCGAAGTTCCCAGCCATGTTTTCAGACGTTATTCTGACTGCCCGTTCCGGCACCAAATGGACTTGGGACACGGCCTCGACAATGGCTGACGTGAAAACGAGGTCTTTGCCTATTCAGTCTGACATTCCCCCGACGTTTGCGACGATCCTGACCAAGTGGATCAGCCGCAATACCTCGAACTAATCCCTTTCCCATAGCTAGGTGCAGGGGCCTCCTAGTCTATTCTCTAGTTCAAAGCCCCATATCTCAAACCAAGGAAACATCTCATGTCATTCGATCCCAACACCTTCCTTAACACCTCCTACACCGATGCCAACGACACCAAGGTCATCCCCGTCCCTGCCGGCGAATACCAAGCCCTTGCCGAGAAAGTCGATATTAAGCCTTGGTCGAGCCGCGATGGCTCCTCCTCTGGCGTGAAGCTCGAAATCGTCTGGGACATTCTCGACGACAACGTCAAGGCCCTTCTTGGCCGCGATACTGTCAAGGTCACTCAGCAGCAGATGCTCGATCTGACCGAAACCGGCGCGATGGACTTCTCCAAGGGCAAAAACATCGGCCTCGGTCGCATCCGCGAGGCTCTCGATCTGAACAAGCCTGGCGAGCCCTTCTCTTTCGGTGCAATCCAGGGCCGGCTGGCCAAGGTCCTCGTTTCCCACCGGATCAACGGCGAAGATGTTTATGCCGAAATCAAGAAAATCGCCAAGGCTTAATTCCCTCGGCTAACTAAACCAGCAGCCGAGGTCTAACCCGCCTCGGCTGTTTTTTCGTTTGGAAGGAAGTTCAAGTGACCACAATTCTCCCCTATCTCACCCTGGATCAGCTCGTTCCTAAGTTTGCCGAATGGGCAGAGGAACGCAACCTTGTCAAAGGCTCTGACCCCTTTCGCCAGATGGTTAAACTAATGGAGGAGCTTGGCGAACTGGCTAATGGCATAGCCCGTCAGGATAAAATCAAGATCGAAGACTCCTTCGGTGACATGCTTGTCATTATGACGATCATTACCCGACAGCTTGGTCTATCCCTCACAGCTTCCGCCAATCTTGCCTGGCATGAAATCAAAGACCGCAAGGGTCGTATGATCGACGGGGTTTTCATCAAAGAAGCCGACCTCACGCCGGAGCAAGCCCAATGACTTCCCACATCCACCGTTCGAAACTAATCATCTCCCCTGATCGCCAGCGGAAAGAATTTGATCCCGAGGCTCTGACAGACCTCGCAAACTCAATTTCCAGTCTTGGGCTACTCCACCCGATTGTTGTGCGAGAAACCCTCGAGGGGCCGGTTCTTGTGGCCGGCGAGCGTCGATTGCGCGCCCTAGAGACTATTTGGCTCCTCGGAGACGGAACGCGCCACAACGGCCTCCAAATCCCCCCCGATCACCTCCCCATCGTCACCCTTGGCGAACTAACCCCCCTCGAAGCCGAAGAGGCCGAACTCGATGAAAATCTCAAGCGTCAAGATCTTACTTGGCAGGAACGCTCGGAAGCCCTTGCCCGTCTCCATCGACTGCGTACTGCTCAAGCCGAGATGGTGGGCCAATCACACTCAATCGCGGACACGATCCGCGAAGTATCAGAAAGCGGTGGTCAAGCTTCGGCTGACTACACGACAAACCGCCAGTCAATTCTCCTCGCCGACCATCTCTCCAATCCTCTGGTATCCGGAGCCAAGAACGAAAAAGAAGCTTTCAAAGCCCTTAAACGTGAGGAAGCTCGGCAAAAACACCAACGGCTGGCGGAAACTGTCGGTGTTTCTTATAACTCCTCTGCACACAAGCTATTCCACGTTGACTGTCTGCAGTGGATGGCCGAAAGCCCTGACAATCAATTTGACGTTATCCTCACTGACCCACCTTATGGGATGAACGCCCAGAACTTTGGAGACGGTGGGGGGAAAATGGTTAATTCAGAGCATCATTATGATGATAGTCCGGAAGCTTGGAATAAGCTCATGGACGCCTTCTGCTCAGAGGCCTTCCGCGTGGCAAAGCCTCAAGCCCATGCTTACATCTTCTGTGATTTCGATAAATTCCACCTCCTCAAGGCCAAGATGCAAGCTGCTGGCTGGTATGTATTCCGCACCCCTATCATCGTCTACAAACTCGGTTCTGGCCGTGTACCCCTTCCCGACCAAGGCCCTAGGAGACAGCATGAATATATTCTCTATGCCCTTAAAGGTGGTCGAAAAGTCACTGGCATCTACCCTGACGTTATCCCTTGCAAGCTCGAGGAGAATCTCACCCACGGAGCCAATAAGCCTGTTGAACTCTACATCGACCTGCTCAAGCGTTCGACCAGCCCCGGCGACACTGTTCTCGATGCTTTCGCAGGCTCAGGGACAATTTTCCCAGCGGCCCACGGGCTTAAGCTCTATGCTACGGGACTTGAACTAAATTCCGAATATTACGGTATCTCAGTCAACCGTCTCAATGCCCTCGACTCTGAACCGGCTATGCTATGAGACTCACAGCCATTTGTCTGATGTTACTCTACATCTGCTTTCACTTCCCCTCCTAAGGATCACCCATGCTCCAACCCTATGGCCCTGCCAATGCCCAAATGATGATCGTGGCTGAATGCGTCTCCTACCGTGACCTCCAGTCCACAACCATCCTCAACGACAGAGAGTTCGATCGAATGCTCTCCGAAGCCGGAGCCAACCGCTCCCAATGCTTCATCTCGGCTCTTATCAAGGAACCTTGCTGTGGGCAAAACTTCGAATCCCAAGTTGCCAAAGCCAAAAAGGACATTATACCCGATCACAAAGCTCTGCATGATAAGTTTGTTAAGCCTTGTGTGCTGGCTGGGCTTTCTCGGCTTGTGGCTGATATCGAGTTGGTCAAGCCTAAGATTATTCTGGGCCTCGGTAACGGAGTTCTTTTCGCATTGACAGGGAAGTGGGGGGTGAAGGCTTGGCGGTCTTCAATCCTCGAATATACAACCCCAGGAGGCCATACTTGCCATGTCATTCCCACTTATACTCCTGCCTATATCCAAATGCTCTGGAAAGAGCGCAACATCGCTATCCATGATATACGGAAAGCTTGGAACCTCGCTTGCAGTAACGAGCCAATCCTTCCCCCAGTGGAATGTTTTATCGCCGAACCTAGC